CGTTGAAGTCTTCGATCCAACCAGAAGGGCGGCCTAGGTTGAACCCACCAATGCTATCCTTCATGTCACCGTTCAGTGAGTTAGCTAAGACAGACTTCTCCATTTCTTCAGTCTCGCTGTTCCAGCGTTGCCATTGTTGGCGCTGGGCAAAGATGCGTACTGTGATACCATCGCTGTACACTTTCTCTTCGCCACGTGTAAGGATGAATGAACCAACAGAAACAACATCTGTCTTAATCATCTTACCGTTAACTTCGATCTCACCCTTGAGTGGTGAGTGCAGCATACCAATACGTGCAATGCTTGGGGTAGCTTCACCACCACCAGACATTGATACACCCATTAGTTCTGCCATTGATTGCCCACGCTCTTGGGCTACTGCTAATTCTGTACTCATTTTAGTACCTTTCTTTAAAGTCAAAGAGCCTTAGTTATAGCTCATACATCAACTGTGTCAAGCCAATTCGGTCCTATTTTAGCTTCTAATAATAGGGGTACATTCATCTTGACTCCATACTTCTCTTCTACGAGATCGTTGATACCTTGGTTAAGTAGTTCTATTATGTGTAGAACTTTATTCGTTTCATCTGGATGTACATCTACCACCATACTATCGTGAACTGAATTGACTACACAAGAATGTAACGGTTGTAACAATTCGTGAAGTCTATTGAGCACAACAGGTACGACATCGCCTGTAGCAAAGCCTTGCACTGGGTAGTTCTTGATCATGGTGAAGTGACTAGGAGATCCATTATCCCTGCGTCTTACATCAGGGAAAGCATACTGTCTGCCAGATACGTTAGTAATCTTTTGGAAACGTATTGCCTCTTCTCCTAGGTTCTTATGCCATGCAGCTACTCCTCTGTACTTCTCGACGAAGTGATGGTAATAGGCGGCTTCAGCTTTTGAACGTCCATATCCAGTGGCTCCAAAGAGGGGAGCGAAGGTGTGCGCCTTTGCTTCCTGGCGGGACGTTTGTTGCCCTGCTTCAGTAATGACTTGCGCTGTGTAGGCGTGTACGTCAAAACCTGTTTCGATTTCTCTGATTGCTGTTTCGTCTTGCGCGAGGAACGCCGCCGTGCGGAATTCGAGTTGGGCAAAGTCTGCCTCCATGATTGAGCCACCGTCCCAGCGCGATACAAACACCTTCTTCACAGGGAATGTACCACCGCGTGGCATGTTTTGCATGTTAGGGTTACGGCCACTAAAACGTCCAGTGGCAGTGATGTGCTGGGTTAACCCTACGTGTAGGAATCCATCGTGCTTGGTGTAGTTAGCTATGCCCTCTACAAAAGAACTAAGATAACTACTAATAGCAGAGAGGCGTTTAAGATCGCTAAGAAAAGATTCAGCATCATGCATTCCATTGTTTCTAGCAGTCGCAATAAGAACATCTAAGTTCCCCTTTCCTGTACTGAAGCCGTTAGCACTGACCCACTCTTTACTGGGGGCTGTGAACTTAAGTCCTGCGACTTGTGTAGTCTCTTCTAGTTTGAAACCACGTGCATCACAGTCCTTGCATTTGTTAGGTCTTGCATACCTTTCGCCATTCTTCCTTACTTTATACGTTTTCCCTTGCCCTTCACATGTAGGACAGGTGTACGCTTTAGTGCGGTAGATCGTTTCACTATTCGCTTTGACTGCTTCTTTGTATTCTTGAACAGTTGATGTATAGTCAAATAGCTGCGCCCACTCCCTCTTATTCTTAATGCGTTTAGAGAAGATGACTTGTGACATCTGCTCAGGCGAATTAAGATTGATAGGTGTCGCGCCCATAAGTTCCCTGACCTTGCGCTGTAGACGATCTTCGATCTCTGCTTTCTCTTTTTCAAAGTCATCTCTTACTCGCCCCAACTCTTGAAGATCAACTTTGATTCCTGACATGTACATTCTGGTGAGGGTTTTACAGGTTTCAAAGGTTGTGTCTCTAATTGTTCTAAGACTAGAGGACTCTGGCTTGGAGTAGTCTTCTTCGATTGCGTGGAACAACCCGCTAGTTGTGAGAAGGTCATGCCTAAGATAAAAGCTAAGATCGTTGAGAGGAATCTCGTTAGTATTAAAACCCTCCTTGAAATACCGTTTGAGTGTATCATCTTTCTGTACCTCTAGTTGCCTACGCTCAGCACATGCAGCCAAGCTAAGTGGTGAACGCTGTCCACGATCAAGCACATACTCTGCCAACATCGTGTCATATATAGGGCCATCATATTTGAATCCACTTTCCCACAACCACATAAGATCGTGCTGTGCATTGTGCATAATCAGTAGAGTCGTCATGTCCAAGATACTTTGTAGCACAAACCTTCCACGTCCTTGCCTGTCCTGGTACTCATCGTGATCTAACGTGATTATGTTTTCATTCTTCCAGTTGTCTACGTCTAGTGTACCTACCTGTACTAGCTGATTGCCTATCTCAAATGGATCTAAGTGATCCTTGCCGTTTCGTTTAGTGATGCTGTTCTCAACATCTAATACGTTTCTCATGTCTCACCTCTTTGAATAGACACAGGGACCGTTTAAAGCGCAACATGCGTTCCAATTATGTTACAATATGTCCCTGTGCCTAACTTATGCTGAATAGATAGAGCGTGACCCGTCTAGCATACAAGTGATCTTCCCTTGGTACCCATTCAGTTTATTCTTAGCTAGGTTGAGGTACCGTACTGGGTCTTCATCCTCACCCTCTGCTTGTTGTGTCTTACCAATCAGGATCATTAGGTCAGCCTCTGCAGCCTTGCCTGTCTTTGATCCTTCCATCATGGCTTGGTTTAGGTCAGCCTTACCTTCAGCCTCTGCTGATAACTGTGACATCCATATCACACAGCAATCGTATTGCTTAGCTATATTACGTGCATGGATAGCTGCAGTCTTGAGCGTGATGTCGCTACGCTCACTACTAATATCTGCGAACTTGTCACCCATGTCAAGTACTACGATGTCGGGCTTCTCTTGTTTTACTACAGCCTCAACCCATGCCATGCCCTTACCTGTGCTATCTTTGAATAAGACGTTATCACGAATAGGTTCATAGCGCATGTTAGCTAGGGCTTTGTTCTCACGCACCTCTTGCATAGTCATGTTAGCAGAGGCGCTGATGTACCGTGCAGCCACACGTGTGTATGCTTCTTCATTACACAGCACAATGCACTTGGCACCTTGGTGTGCAAACCCTTCAGCACCTGCTAGTAGAGAGGCATGGAAAGAAGTTTTACCAGTGTTGGGACGAGCACCAACCAAGACAAGGTGACCACCACTAACACCTTCCACCCTACGAGCCAAGGAAGATATGTTGAACTTCCACTTGGATTCCAAAAGCGTGGCATCAAGTATTGTGTCAAGGCTATTGTCATCCCAGTCAACACGAAGGTTAGGAGTAAAGTCATCTTTGTAATCCTCTAGTAGTTGTCGCAAAGGTTCAAGGCTATTCTCTGTACCGTTAACAAAGTCAAAGCCTAAGTTAGCTACACGATCACCGACATGCTGTTGGAATAGCTGTGATAGTGTGTCCTGTGCTATCTCTTCTTTGATTGGTTCAGTTATACTGATACGCTTAAAGAGATCTTCATAAGCACCACGGGTAGCGGTAGTCATGCTTGCGTTCATGCGATTGAACACAGCTTCGAGATCAGCAACTGTCATGTCGCCATCATAAGCTTCCATCGCACCATCTAAGGCTTGCTTTATCTTGCGCACATCTTTGCTGAATATTTTGTCAGGGCATTTGATACCCTTGTGTCTGTCGTAAAAGTCACGATTGAGTAGCGTCTTAAGTAGAGCCAGTTCCATCATCGTCTATGTCTCCTATTAGTATTCTATAATATACTTCCAATGCAGCCAAGGGCCATAGCAGTGCGAAGCGAATCGGTGCACCTGTATCTTCCTCGTCTACAGGTGACGCTAGATAGCGCAGGAATGGTATCGCAAACAAGTACATAAATGCAACACCGTATAAAAAGTCAGTCATTACTGTTTGCCTTAGCTCGTTCCATCGCACGTTTACGTTCTTCTTCTGTGAAGGGTAGTATAGCTTTTGTCTTGTAGTCTACGACTACTCCTGTGTTCCAACGTGCAGCTTCTTCTTCCGCATCTCTCTTGTTGTGGAATATCTTTGGCGCTGGGTGGTTGTAGAACATGTTTGCGTTAGCTGGTACATACATCCAGTCACCATCTACATCTATCATTACTGCATACTGCTTCATGTTTCCATTCTCCATCATGTTAGCTCTATCAATGAACCACTCGTTAGGTAGTGGCTTGCGTCCTTCTGGTAGTTTACTCATCTTCCACATAGCTCCTGTAAGTTTTCCATATCCTCTGGCATACGGTATTTAATATCATCAGATAAGCTCAGGGCTTTAGCTTGCTTACCTGTCCATAGTTCTATCTCTCTACGATACTCAATAGTCTTACCTACTGCATCAGGATCAAGGGCTATGACCGATTGGTTATACTCACCTATCTTTTCAAAGTGTCTGTGATTC